CCTTGAACCTGTCTGAGGGGTTCATGGCATCCTTCCCCACGAACTCCTTGCCGACGGACTGTGGGACGCCGCCGTAGCCGCCCTTGGTGTGGGCAGCGGCCTCCATCAATTTTTTCTGCGCAGAAGACTTAACCGGCATTTGCCTTGGCCTTGCCTTCGGCGTCAACGCGCTGGACGACGAGCTTCTTGCGGTTGACGGTGATGGTCTTGCCGTCGTAGGCGCTGACCTGACCGTATTGCTTGTCACCGTTCTTGTCGAAATAGTCAATGTAGTCGCCGACCTTCGGCGTGTAGCGACTGGTTAGGGGGTACTTTCCCTCCTGGCCGAGTTCGCGTAGGTTGCGGGCGTCGGCGCGCTTGGGTTCGTTGGTGGCGTCTTCCCGATTGGTGTAGTTACCACCGCCAAGGTCAATGCCCATAGCCTTGAGCTTGTTGAGTTCGGCTTGATTGGCTTTGCTCCACGGACCGGGCTTCTCCGTGGACTTATGGCCCCACTTCATGTGGAGCAGTTCAGCGTAACGTGCCTTGTCTTTTGGCGTTGGAGCCGCATCGCCCCTCTCCGCCTTCGTGCGCAGGACCTTGGCTTTGCGTGCGGGGCGGTGGGTGCCGTGGGCGTCGGGCTTGGCTTCTCGCTGAAGCTGCGCCCTTAAACGGTGTTCGCTCTCTTCATGGTGTTTTTGCTCCGCAGAGCCCTTCTTGGCCTTCCGCGCCTGTTCCTGGTGCCAATGAAGCTGCTTCTCTGTTTGGCTTTTCTTTGGCGACTCATCACCCCTCTCAGCCGCCCGGACCTTCCCCTTGGCCCGCCGTGCAGCGCGATGCTTGCCGTGGGCGTCAAGACGCGACGCAAGGCTGGCGACGGCGTCTGCTAGGGCGTCGACCTTGGCTGCGTCAAGTTTCATTGGCCATGGCCCTTCTTACTTCAAGGAGTTTCTCTTTGCCCTTGGCGGTCAACATATCCGTGGGCAGTTGGCTGAGGGTGTAAATGTATTCTGCTCCGCAGCGGCAAAACGGCTCCTCAGCCGGTTGCGTTATCTCGTCGGAGTAGCCAGCCTCGCCCGCCCTGACCAGCCCTTGTTCCTTGGCCCAAGATTCACGGAGCAAGTATATCTTGCCATCTCTAAGCTTGTGGTCGGGCCGATAGTCATATCCGGACGCGCGCCAATGACTATGCCAGCGGTAAGCAATCGCGCCACCATTGGTCGCCACCACGTTGGAGATGGACGAGACCAGCTTGGCGTTCTGATCGATGATGACGCGCCGCTCTTCGAACGGCAGCTGCTTCATCGACTTCTTGATGTCAGTCTTCAGCTTGACCTTGTCAGCGGTCTTTGTGCCGCCGGGTGGGACCGAGGTGGTCCAGCCGGAGAACCGCTGAAGGGTCTTCTCGATCGCCTGCTTACGGTTAAGCTTGATGAGGTCGGCGGACGCTAGGATGCGCTTGTCTAGCTCATTGCGGAGGCGCGGTCGCAGTTGCTCCAGCGTGAACCGGGCGATGCCGGGGTGGTATTTGGCGATGCCGCCCTTCTCGACGAGGCGACGGTAGAGGTCCGCCATCGCCGTGCGGAGGTCCTCCTCCATCTGGGCGGCGGAGCGCAGTGTGCGCTCTGCGGCCTTGCGCAGCTCCTCCTGCCAGTAGGCGAGGCGCGCGGCTGAATCGTAGCCGTGCTCTGCAATGTCGTTTATAGCTGCGGTGAGGACCTCGTAATAGGTGTGGGGGCCGGTGGATGAGGGCATTTAAGCGCGCGCGCTAAAAGAACGAGCCGGTTGGACCATTGGCTCTCTTCTCTTGAAACGCTTTCATGCCGGCCTTGACGCCCTTTGGTCCATAGTAACGGCTGAGCTCTTCTTTGGCTGCGGTCTCTTTGGAGTGGGGGTTCTTGGCTATCTGCACGCCGTGCATGCCGGCCCGAGCAATATTCTCCGGCGTGTCTTCAGTGGTGTTGGCATCCGCCTTCCCGCGCTTGTCCAGGAGCCGTTCAATCTCCTTGGGGTCCTTGGGGCCGAGGTCTTTGGTGGAGTCGCGACGGGCCTTCAACGAATCAAACCGCGCGCACATTGCGTCTGCGGCGTTGACCAGTTCGTCCAACTTCTTTGGGTCAAGCGCCATTGATCAACTCCAGGTTACGGTTGGCGCGCATGAAGGCGTCTAGGTGAGCCTCGAGTTGGGCCAGTGTGGCTTCGCGAGCCTGCTCAGCGGCTGGCCAGTCCGTGAACTGACAAAGCATCTGAAAAGAGGCGATTGACAGTTGAAACTCAGCATAGGCCCGCTGTGCCGCCTTCAGGTCCTCTTGGATCTTGGTCTCGAGGGCCTTGGTGTCAGGCACGAGCGCGTGCTCTGCGGTCGGGAAGTCGGGAAACAGCCTCGTCAAGACGTCGGGCTGAGTCGGAAGAGGAAAATGGCTTCGGAGGCTCCTGAGCCTTTTCCGGAGTGGGAGGCTCATATTCCGCCATAGCGTCGAAATCCAACACCAGCGGCGCAGAGACGAGAAGCTTGAGGTTGTTGAACTGATCACAAAGCCACTCAGCGGCCTTGGCCTTGTTCTCAGGATCAAGGTTGGGTGCCAGGACTTCATAGGCCGCTATCACCGCCTTGAGTTTGACGTCGTCCAACTTTGCGAGTTCTGAGTCAGGTTCCTTCAGCAGGTTCGGCCAGTTGGCGACGAAGGCGTTCTTCCAATCATAGAATGCCTTGGTGTACCCGACCTTGCCATACTCCTTGGGGAAGTCGGCCTGGATGGTCTTGTAGAACTCCGGGTTCCAGGCCCGATACATGCAGATGCGGTCGAAGAAGTCATACAACGGGTCCATCCACACGCGCAGGCGGTCGATGAACTGCGCCACGGCCTTGCTGTCCTCGGTCCCCTCACCAAAGCCCTCGGCAAAGGTCTCGGAGTTGAGAAGCTTGGCAGGCATGCCCGCCGCCGTCGCGATGTTGTCCAACAGGTTCTTGCGGGCCATTCCATAGGCCCCGTCAAGGTTCTGCAGGTTAAGGCTCTCAATCTCCTCGTCCGTCGTGATCGAGATGACGTTGCCGGTCTGGGCCTCTTGCACCACGCCGCGCTTCTGTCCGGTCATGGCGATCATGGCGTTGTCGATGATGGACCCGGTCTTCTCGACCTTGGCGATCAACACGCCTGCCTTGAGTGTGATCAGGTCGTCCGTCATCATTGATTGGATGAACGACTTGAGCGGGAACAGTGAGCGTTGGTAGACGGAGCGCCCGACGTAGCCGAAGGCTGAGGTGGTGTAGCCGATGTAGATCGGGTCTTCGTTCAGCATGGTCACGGTGCGCGAACGGTGGTAGGCGGTGCCTTGGACGCTCACACCGCGATGCTTCTGAAAGTCCAGGGCATTTGGGTTCTGGTTCAGCACCAAGGACCCGGCAGTGTTGAGCGGGTCCCAGACGTTGAATGCCATCTTGGCCTCTGGCAGGCCTTTCAGTTCCAGAGCGCGATCGGATGGTGTGCCTTCGGTGAGCAGGCCGACGGATGCCACGCCGTAGATGCGAGCGAGCCGCGCGACGTTCTTGATGACCTTATCGGCCCCCAGCTCCTTCCACTCGTCCTGGAAGGCTTGGCGGAGGCGCTCCTCCGGGCCGGAGCGAATGCTGATCTCGCGCGGTTGACTTTGGGCCAGGTCGATGGGTGTGTCTACCAGCTTGGCGCCTAATACATGCGTCTCGTATATTGTTTTGCAAACGGCATAAGACGGCTCGGACCCCGGTTCAATTGCCTCGCACATCAGGAGGTCTTGAAGCGAGTTGCCCAAAGCCGAGCCAGTGACAGTGATTTCGCTCACTCAGAAGCCTCCACTGTCGCCCAAGGCCAACGCAACGCCGTAGGTGTAGCAGTCCAACAGGTCGTCAGCGCGCTTTGCCGCGTCCTTGTCCCCAACGCGAAAGCCGGTGACCTGAGACACGAAGTGATTGCGGGTTGCGTCCTTGTATTTTGTTGTCTTGTTGAAAGCATGGCTCGTGATCTTCACTTCGCCACGGTAGTGATAGCCCGAGACGCTAATGGCACGCTCGTCTTTGCCAAGCGCCGTCAGGCGAGAGTTGATGGGCGTCGCCCTCAGCTTGCGGCGGGCCGCCTGCTGTAGGAGGATCTCGCCGGACGCCTTGTCCTCGATGAAAGCCCCGAGGCTCCCGCGCCGCGCTCCGTGCTTGGCGGCCAGGGCCTCAAGGTTCTGCAGCACCACCGGCAGCCAGGTTTCGAGCAGACCGCCTTCAATCTGGACAATGTCCCAGTCGAGGATGACCAGCGGGTGGTAGCCGTGCATCGTTCTGGCGTAATAGGCCACGCCGGTTCCGTCGTTGGCGGTGCCGGTCTTGGTCGCACTGTCGATGATCGCGAACACGGCATCGCAATGAGCCGGGGCCTCGACAGGCAACTCGTTGACCAGCCATTTGTCGAGCGTGAAGAAGGCCACGCCAGACCAGTCAACAAATTCGGCTTCGTATTCCTGGCGCCAGACCAGCGGGTGTTCGCGCGCCTTAATGTCGTCGAACTCCGCTTGGCGGCGGAGCATGTATTCCGCCTCAGGCTCGTCCAGGCCCCTGATCGGCAGGTTGGGGTTGGCGAACGACGGAGCATGATACTCAATAAAGCCGTGCTCTGGTTGGTTGCACACCTGCCAGAGGAAATTCTCAGTGTCAACGCCATTGGTGTTGCTGGCGGTGATGCAGGAGCCGGTCAGGTCAAGAAGCGTCGGCTTGATTGCTCGCTTCCAGATGTCCATCATGTTAGGCTTTGCGAAGCCGCTCTCATCGATGAACACGCGCTTGTATTTGCGCGACCGGCCTGCCGACTCGTTCTCTAGGGTCCAGAAATCAATGCGCCCGCCGCTCTTGGTCCTGATGACCCCTTCCGTCTTGGAGGAGCTGAGCTTGACGGGCAGAAGGATGTCGTAGAGCTCTTGGTAGACCTCAGCGATCTTCTTGTAGTCAGGAGCGAACCAACCGCAGGGGTAGCCCTTGATGGCTCCGTCTGCTAGCCAGGTTTCGCCCAACACGGACTTGCCGTAGCGGCGGCCACAACGCAGGGCCTTGAAGCGGCCACCGGCATTCTGCTCCCACTCACCGCCTCGCGCGTCTTCTTTAAGTCGATAGGCGCGGGCCTGGTCAGCATGAAGCGTCGGTAAGGTGACGCGGGTGACTGTCATTCGTCTGGTAGGCCGCCTTCAATGATGATGCGCGGGCCTTCCGGATTGTCGGACCTAGCATCCATGTCAGCGATCCGGTCACCGTAGTTGTTCTTTGCGATCTTGGCGGCGCGCCATTTGCGAGCGTCGAGCTGGAGTCTGCTGCGCTCAACCATGTCGCCACGTGTCACTTCACGAATTGATCCGCCGCCTGGAAGCTCTTTGACTGAGACCTTGACGCCGATCCTCGCGGTGTCGGCAATTGATCTGATCTCGTCGACCTCTTGCTCTATCTGCATGGCACGCGCGCGTGCGTACATTGCGCTAAAACCAGGGAAGGGGCTGTTGTCAGGATCTGACTTGTCTCTTAGGTCCCAGCCGCGAACGGTTGCTGTGTGCGGGATCCAATCGTCCTGGCAGATGTCCATAAGGAGTTCGCCAGCGGCGATGCGGCTGCAAATCTCAATGGCAAGCTCGACAGAGTAGGCACTAGGTCGGCCTGTCCGAACAGGAATAGGAGCAAGGATTTTGCCTTTAGGTTGTCGGCCTTTTTGTCCTTTGTTCGGCATTCATGTAACGCAGCCCCTTGGCTTGAATTTAACGCAGGAGCTTCGGACCCCTCCGTTTGGGTAGAAATAAGCCCCTCATCAGGGCGAGAAGGATGCGCCCAAGCAGCGCAACATCTCCGGATCCACCCATATGGCGGGTGAACGCAATCAATCAAGCAGCAGCGGCAGCACTCAACAACGAAACCAACGAGTGCGGCACGACAACCTCACGCTCCCCTCCGAACATTTCGACCCAAGCCGAAATTGTCCCTGTGTCATCAAGGCGAGCGATGGAACTGATTCGGCCGATCAACCCATTCAGGGGCGAGGCCTTCTTGAATGCAAAACGGTCGCCAATGCGACCGCCAAATGAGAAGCTGATTTTGCTGATGTCGCGCGCTGAGACCATTCCTGTCTGGTCGGCGGCGGCGCGCAGGAGGCCTATTACGGCCTCAGGGACCACCAGGGGGCAGCCTCGCGAGGCCACCATGTGGGAAACGCCCACAACGTCTTCGGCGACCATGTAGGCGTCCGTCTTCACGAAGAGGTAGTTCGGGAACACGGGGCGCTCAACGGTCTCAAGCCGGAACACGCCACCGCGCAGTTTGCGCCGCTGCGTCAATCGCTCAAATGGGCAGAACACTTCAAGGCCAAGGGCCAACAGGCCATCACGGGCCTTCATCTCACGGCGGCTTTCGCAATATGCAGCATGCCAACGCAAAGTAGCCACCCCAAGGCAGAAGCTTGAGCAAGAAGCTAAACCCGATTTTGCGGGGTTTGGAAAGGGGCGGTCCGATAACAATCCGATGTGGCTAAAACCAATTTGTTTTTCTAGGCCATATCTACCTTCTAGGCTTCTTTTTTCTTCTTTTCTTCTTTTTCCTCGCGCGAAAAGGGAGAGATGAGAGAAAAAAAGGAATTGGTTTCTTTTCGTCCGACAGGAAAGATTTCGCTTTGTTGTCCTCGCTTTTTGGGCTTTTCTGTCTTTCTCAAATACCACCGTCCACCGTCCCCCTTCCCTCAACACCAAACCAAGGCCACCAAACAATGACCCAAGCGTCCTTCGTCCACCAGCTCCGCCTCGCCCACCATGCAGCAAAAACCTCAGCCCAAAGAGAAAGCGATTCAATCAAAAAACAACGCCAAGACCCGCAAAAAAGATTAGCGCTCCGAAAAAAAATTCGCCAGAACGGGTCCGTCCTCGTCGTCGTCCAATCGCCCCCGTCCTTCGTCGCATGGTGCCTATACAAATCCCCAACATCTCCCCTTTGGTTCGGCTTCCCATTCGAAGGGCACGTCGCATTCACAGGATGGACCAAATCGACTGACATTTTCTCTTCTCTCCCTGCAGCAAGGTCCTTCGCCGAAGAACTGCAGAAGCGCCTGCCTGACTCTGACCCATCCATAACCTTGACCCTGGGCAAACCGTGTTTCTTCACTGACACGTCCCTGCGGAGCCTGACCCCAGAAGGGGAGCTAGAGCAACTCCGCCTGGACTTCATCGGTCTGCCAAACTCAGAAGAAAAAACACGCGGCCTGCGCTCCCTAAAGCTCGCCCTCAAGTCCGGAGGTGAACGATACATCAACTCCGCCAAAACAGCCCTGGCCACCGCCCCTCTTTCCCGGACGGAAGCCCAGATCCGCCGCGCCATCAGACAAAAGCAGAAAAAAGCGCTGGACAAATAAAATCACTTTCTTTTTCCCCAAACATGGCGCAGGCTCCTCCTTGAGGCCCATCACGCCTCACATCAAAGGAGAACCGGACCACAATGACCCCCACCCCTCAGCAACGGGCCTTCCTCACCGCCCTGACCACAACCACCGCCAACCTGGCCCTGGTCGCTCGCGCCGGTTGTGGCAAGACCTCCACCATCCTGCTGGCTGTGGACGCCGCAACGCAACAAAACCCACGCGCCGAGATCCTCGTATGCGCCTACAACAAAGCCATCGCCGATGAGGTTTCCCAGAAGCTCAAGGAACGCGGCCACACCGACTGGCGCACTGTTCAGGCCAGCACCGCCCATGCTCTGGGCTTCGGCCTCCTGAAGTTCGTCTTCAAGCCGCAGGTTGATGATAAGAAGGTCGCCAACCTGATCGCTGCCCAGAACGAGGAAGTCTTCAGCCAATACGGCTCCCAGATCGCCCAACTCGTCCGCTACGCCAAACAGGCCGCCTTCGGCTTCTTCGCCGGCATCGGCGACGCCTCAGCCTGGTACCATCTGGCCGATCACTTCGACATCAACGGCTTCGACGATACCAGCTCGATGGACGAAGTCATCCAAGCGGCCCAGACCATCTACAAACTGTCCCTCAACCAAACCGATGTTGTAGATTTTGACGATATGATTATTTTTCCCCTGATCAAGAACCTGCGCGTCAAGTTCACCAAGGACCTCATCTTCGTCGACGAATACCAAGACATCAGCCCGGCACGCGCCGCTCTCATCCGTAAGTTCCTCGGCACCAAGGGTCGCATCGTTCTGGTCGGCGACGACCGCCAAGCCATCTACGGCTTCAGCGGCGCGGACGCCCAGGCCCTGCCCAACGGCATCGCCCACCACAACTGCACGGTCCTCCCGCTGTCCGTAACGTGGCGCTGCCCACAGGCCGTCGTCCGCCTCGCCCAAACCCTGGTCCCGGACATTGAGGCCGCTCCCGAGGCCCCGGAAGGCGAAGTGAACCACATCGCTGGATTCGACGATGAAACCATCGCATCCATCACCAAGCAGGACGCCATCCTTTGCCGCAACACTGCGCCCCTCATCAAACTGGCCTACAAGCTGATCCGCGCCGGCAAGCCCTGCAAGGTCGAAGGGCGCGCCATTGGCGACGGCCTGGTCGCCCTCGTCCGCCGTTGGAAGGTCACCACCATCGCTGCCTTCCTGACCCGCCTGGACGCCTACCAGGACCGCGAAGTGGGCAAGGCTCTGGCCAAGGGCAACGACACCAAGGTGGAGGAAGTCGAAGACCGCTGCCAGACCCTGCGCGAGATCGCCAATGCCGTCCAGCTCCAAGGCAAGCAGCAAGTAGCCGACATGGTGATGTTCATCCAAACCCTGTTCGCCGACGGCGCGGAAAACGTCACCGTCCTGGCCACCTATCACCGCAGCAAAGGCCGGGAATGGCCGCACGTTTACCTCTACGAGCACCGGACCCGCTGCCCGTCCAAGGCCGCTCGCCAAGAATGGCAGAAGCAACAGGAAGCCAACCTGGCCTATGTTGCATTTTCCAGAGCAATGGAAAAATTGACGTTCGTGGGGGCCTAAAAGAAACAGTTTCCAGAAGCCCGAAAGAAGGGAATAAGAGTCTATGCCCAAGCCGAAGATCACGATGGCGTTCAGCGCTCCTCAGGTCGAGTATCTGAGGAGCGAGGCCGCGCGCCTCGGCATTTCCGTGGCCGACGTGGTCCGCCGGATCATTGACAAAAAGAGGGAGCAAGATGAACTACGCCCGAGTCTACGCTGAATTCATCGCGGATCGACGAAAGAAGGAGCCTGCCAGGGGCAAATCGGACCGGCACCATATTGTCCCAAGAAGCATGGGCGGGTCCGAAGCGAACTCCAACCTGATCCGTCTTTCCTATCAGGACCACCTTTTTGCTCACGTCCTTCTTTGGAAGATCCATGGAAAGGACGCAGCCCTTGCCGTCCGGTTCATGCTTAATTGCAAAAAGTACTCTGGCCGCCACTCAAGGGGTGAATATCAACGCCTTCGCGATGATTTCAGCGAAGCCTGCAAGGGCAGGTCAATTTTAAGGGGAGAGGACCACTGGATGTTCGGCCACACACCTTGGAACAAAGGCTTGAAAGTCCCAATTGGGGAGAAGCATCACCTTTTCGGCAAGCCAGGCTTCATGCTAGGGAAAAAGAATCCCGGAGCAGCTGCTGCCGCGCGTGCAAGGCGCGGCCAGGAACGGCCAAGCATTCAAGGCGAGAACCATCCTCTCTGGGGAAAGCCTTCTTTCATGCGCGGAAAGCCAAACCCCGGCGCTGCAAGGGCGGCTTCTCTGAGGCGCGGGCCTCTTAATCCTCTTTACGGAAAGACTGGCCCAGATCATCCTCTGTTTGGCCGCTCGCGGCCTGACATTGCAGCCAACCTTAAGGCGCGTCACGGCCTGCCAAAGCTAACGCCCGAGAAAGTTCAGGTCATTCGCCTGAAGGCCTCCGACGGCCAGCCGCTGCCCTCTCTCGCAGAAGAGTTCGACATGGGCCTAGAAGCCATCAAGCGCATCGTCGATCGTCGCACGTGGAAGAGCGTCCCAGACCTAGGCGTCGTCAACCACGACCACACAATGATAACAGCATGACCGAAGACGAAGCCCTAACAAAGACCTGCCACAAGACCCTAAGCCCCCCGGCAACTGACTGGACAAACCAGCCGCACGGCTCCAGACCTCTGCCTCGCCTCCCAATGCATGGCTTGGCGCTGGTATGTGGACAGAAGCTCGCCCACCGCCGTCTTTGGCTACTGAGGCCTCGCCGGCAGCCCCACCCAAGTCACCTACGCCCAACCGGGCAGCGTGGAGATCAAGCTGTGACCTGGCGCCAAGACCGCAAGCGCGACCGCGCGAAGGAGCGCTTCTACCTACGCAAGAAGGTCTACTTCTGGCGCAAGCTTCTGGCAACCCCTCCACTCAAGAGCATCGACTTCGCCTTGAAGTTAAAGCCACCCACCGTCCAAGGCCCCATGGACCACAAGGGCCAACGGCCATGACCCGCCACTCCCACCGCCTCAGCTCGCGGTCCCCCGCCCGCCAACCACCGACCGCTCCCCCAGCCCCACATGACAGCCTGGACACCACCTCAATCTTCGGTTGCCCATCCGAGGCCGAACGCATCGCCGCCCGCCTTCTGGAAGGCCGCATCGTCGCCGGTCGCCACCGCGAACCAAAGCCCATCACCATCCGCAAATTCTCCTGGGAGGACGACAATGAGTGAACTAGCCCCCGGCACATGGGTTGAATACACCGGCCCATTCACGGACCAAGCTGCCCTTGAAGGACTTTTCAAGGGCGCAGTCTGTTTAACCCACTCTCTTGCCGGCCTGATCATCAAAGACGTAAGGTCCAGGCAAGGAGAAAGCTGGTGCATCAACCACTGGCGACCGATCTTAAAGGACCAGCAGGGCACCACCGCCACCCTCACAAAGCTCCTGGACGTGCCCACCCCGACCCTGTTACCAACGCCATGACCCGCGAGATAGAAACCTTCGCCCTCGTCACCGCAGCCTTCATCCTTGGCCTCCTCATCGGCTCGGCCAACCCCGAACCAATAATCGCTTTCACCGCCAACATAGGAAGAATCATATTCCAATGACAATCAAGATGGAAGGCTACGTCTTCCCCGACGTAGACTGGACACCAATCCCTCAACACATGCGCGAGGGCCTGTTCAACTACATCATGAACGGCGTCCCCACAGGCAGCTTCCTGACCGCCGTCCTCTGCAACAACTTGCGCGACAGTTTCGCCCATGCAGACGACATCAACCGTCACGCCATATACGCTTTCGTCAAGTTCCTCTACAATGACGTCCCGTCCCAGGCCCATGGCTCTCCGTTCAGAGTCAGCGATTGGATTAAGCAGGGCGGAGGCAACCTTCGCGTAAGGGAGATCGCCACAGATGCCAACTAAGACCAAACCCTACGGCCTAGCCGACTTCAAGTTCCAACAACAGGCCCTGGAGCGCACGCAAGACCTGCGCGACGACACAATGTCCCTCGTCCGCAACTCACCGTTCACCTTCGAGGACATACACGCCCATTGCGGCCCGCACCCCCGCACCCTTCAGATGTGGGACGAGAAGATCACCCAACGCCCACAGATGGGCAAGCGCAAATGACCCGCACCATCCGCAAATACAAGCTCAAAATCGACGCCACGCTCACCCTTCCTCCGGGAAAGCCGGTCCTGGTCGTAATCCAGGACGACTCCCATGCCCCGACAATCTGGATAGAGCACACCGATCAGGACCTTGACTCTCCCGGTGCTAGCGTCATCTATCGCCTAGCCGGCACCGGCCTCCCGTTCGAGGGAACAGCCACCCACGTCGGCGCCTGCATCTGCGGTCCCCTCGTCTGGCATGTGTACAGGGAACAGCCATGACCAACACCCCCTTCCGCCGCGCCTTCATCCACCGCCCATCGTCCCGCGTCGGCGTCGAACTCAACAACGGCTTCACCTACACCCTCCCCAACCCAACACCGGAGGGCAAGACCTACAACCCCGACCTCGTCCTCCTCCGCCTCACCCAACAAAAGTCCATCGACCTCTCAAGGTGGGAGAGCATGCCGGACGAACACGGCTTCCTTCCCGAGCAATACCTCATCAGGGTCAAGGCCCCGTACAGGAGCGACGACGTATGAAGGCCAAGCCAATTTACATCGTCACCCGCCCAGACCTCCGCCAGCAGTGGCAGATCGACCAAGGCAAGGCCTGCGGCTGTCGCGGCACAGACGACATGTGCGCCTGCCAGAACGAAAGCCCTCAGGACCGCGCCGACCGCGCCGAGGCCGTCCTCCACAACGTCACGATGCACATCGCCCAGGAAATAAGGACACAAAACTCGAGACACGAGACGGCGGACTACATAGCCTTCTCGCGTCGCCTGGCTCAAGTCGCCATCGCGGCCTACGAAGAAAGGAACAAGCAATGACAGAACCCATCGGCCCCGGCACCTGGATAACGCCCAAGCCTGAGGTGAGCGCGAGATGGCCAGAGCTCCCGCCTGGGTCGGTTTGGCTGTGTGAGGGTCTCGGCTCTCCGTCCACTAAGTGGTGCGGCTGCTGCCTCGTTCAGGGCATCCCCCCTCCGCATCAAAGGTGCCCCAAAATTGGGTCCAAAGTCAGAAGGCTGGTGCCCCAACCACTGGACGCCCGTCTACCGCCAGAAGGACCACGCCTTCGACCACATGCTCGCGCCGCCCGGCACAACAATCGTGAACGACATCGACGAGGCCATTGAACGCATAAAGGAGACTGTCCGTGCATTGCAACGCTGAAACTTTTTGTTGGCTATGCAAGATCATCGTCCTCTTCTTCACGCTATGCGCCCTGGCATTTGCCGGCCTGACTCTTTTCTCACCAAAGGACCCAAACGAATGATCAAGTGCGAAGACTGCCAGCAGGACGCCTTCCCAATGGCCAACGGCCGATGCCTGCCGTGCTTCAACCGTTGGGCCACCGCCAAGAACCAAAGCTACGAGCAGGGCCGCCGCGCCGCCAACCCTCCGCACCCGATAGAGGAAGGAATCACACGCCAAAAATAAATCATCATTGGCGTGTGATTTCACTTTCTTTTTCCGCGAAAAGGAGCGACAAGAGGGTCGGGCCTATCACGCCCGCACATCAAAGGAGACACGAAAATGACCAACACCCTCGAAGCCGGAACCTTCCTCAAGGCCGCTGGCTTCAGCCGCGCCTTCCCGCTCGACTCCGTTCAGTCCTGCGCCCGCGAATACGGCGAAGACGAAGTCAAGGCCTGGGATCGCGCCGTCGCCAACCGGCACGAAACCGCCTACGCCATCAACATCGGAACAGCTCTGACTGACGAACCCATGGCCGTTAAGGACGCCAAACGCGCCAAAGCCGCCTCTGACTTCGCGAACGCAACCGTCGTCGCAACCGGCGACGTCTTCCTGATCGAGGGCGTCGAGCAAGTCTGCCGCGTCAACGGCGAAAAGTTCTCCGACGCGATCGTGTTCCGGCCCCTCTAATGGCCAAGAAAATGACCCCCGCGCAGGAAGCCACCCTTGAGGACATCTTCAAGGGGGGCGACCTCCCGCCCCAGGCCCGCATCCTTGCCACCCGCATGGGCTTCGACAAGAACATCGTCATCTGCCACCGGATCGTTACCACCCCGGTCTGCCCGGAAGAGATCCAGGCCTACCGCATTTTCACAGACGGAAGGAGGGTGCGGGTATGACCCACAACCCCTACAGAGAAGCCGGGCACCCAACCCGCGCCGCCTACCTCCAATCCCTAGCGGATGAACACGACGCGCCGCTGGACACCGTCCTCATGCTGGCGGACCTTCTGGGCCCTGAAGAAGACTTCGACGGCCTCGTCGTCGCCCTTGAGGACGAATTCACATAGCAGCCCCATCCTTCATAACGTCCAACGGCATCCGCCGTTCGGCCGGATCAAGTTCTGCCCCGCCCAAGGACCCTGGATTGGCGCTCGCCACTCCGGGGTCCAAGGCGATGATCTTAGCCCCAACCGCCTGAGGCCCCCAGGTCTTGATCTGGCAGCGCGCCTCGCCGACGTGCCAACCCAAAGTCTTTGCCAGCGCCCTTATCGTCGCTGGCCGCTCCAGGAACTCAGAGTGTCGCCCGTCGTAAAGCTGTTCGCGTATCATCCCTACAAGGGATGAGTCCAACACAAAGACGTCCGTTGGCAACTCACCCTTGCCGACGGCCTCCTTGATCTCCTCCAGCTTGTTCATCACCAGCGTCTGGCCCGGTGAGTAGCCTTCCTCCACCATCTGGCGCTTCAGGGCCGTCCAAGGCGCGTCGGCTCCCCAATGGACAGGCTCGTTGTCCTTCAACCATTCCTCCAGCCACCACCGGACGATCTGCAGGCCTCCTTCCTGCGTCAGCCAGTCGTTGAGTTTCAACCAGAAGGCGGCAGGCCTCTTGTCCTCACTCGTGCGCGGGACCAGCCAACGGCGGTCGTCCGCCGACAACTTCAGAGCCCTCATCGAGTTGGAGCAGGCGAACACGTGGATCCAGTTATCAAGGTTGTAGGGCGCCATATATTTCTTCTGGACCGTCACATTCTTGTCGGTGATTGTGCTTTTGAGGGAGTTGTAAGCCTTGCTGCTGTGCCCAGCGTAAATCTCATGCACCACCGCCAGCCGCTTGTGTGCCAGCCAGTAGTTGAAATTGGACTCAACGAGCTCCTGCTCGGAGGGGTAGGACACATTGCTCTCGCCAATCAGGGGTGCCAGGATTTTCTCACCCAGCGTGCCCTTTCCGACGCCTTGGTTCTCTGACACCATCAAGACGCCGTAGTTGATCTTGATGTCCGGCCTACACACCAATGTCGCGCACCACCTCAAAACCTCCTCCCGGTCGCCTTCTTCCGGGAGCAGATTTTCTATGAAGTCGACCCAGAGCGAAGCGTCGCCTTCTTCCGGCTTGATGGTGCTTGGCTCAAATGTGTTGATGTATGTGCCCAAGGCTGACCCGCTGTAGATGCCGGGCGGCTCGCTGGGTATGTATTTCAACACCGAAGCCTTTGACGAGAACTCCCTGCGCAGGAGCTTCGCAGTATCATCAACATGGCTGAAGGGCGAAACGGCTGAATTGAACTCAGTGGTTCCTAACTGCCGGTTCGGCCAGTCCTTGTGGACGAACACTTCCGGAGTGACGCTGTGCAACCACTCCTCCGAGAACTCAGCCTTAATGGCCGCCGCAGGACGCCCCTTGCCGTCTGATGGGGGGATGAGTTCCGTGGCCCATGTCGCCGGCACCAACAGGGACGGGATGCTGGGGCCGACATAACGTCCGCCGCGCGCGAACAGTCCTTTTGGCATAGGGTCTGCCATGTCCCAAGACCCTGGGAACGCCTTGCCGAAGGTCAAGCCCTTCAACCCCTTGCCCCAGAACCGTGCGAAGTTCTGCAACACAGAAGTGCCAGGCGAGTCATTGTCGCAGGCGTAGACAACATCAACGGGCTTTTCGTCCCTCAGCTCTTGATAGTCTGTCCTGTGGGGAGCGAGCGCTCCGCCTATCATGCCCCAGTGCTGATAGTTGGCCAGGTCTTCTGCCCACGGATGATCCTTGCCCGCCGCCAGCAGGGCCTCGACAAAAGCAGCAGCCTTGGCCCCTTCGTGGATCATCACCTTTGCTGGGGCGGCTTCTCTCTTCTCGGGCTTCCAGAACGGGAGGTGTCCGTCCGGCTCCATGGACAGCCACTCGCCGGTGTCGAACATCACCCATGGGATGTAAGCCTTGACGCCGTTCTTCAGCATCCTTCGTTCCTGGACCATGATTATTCCGCCCGTCGCCCGGTCTCGGAACTCGAACAGTTCCCCGCGCGCCAGGGGCTTCAGGTCGTCAATGTCCCGCGCCTGGATTCCTTTGGGGAAGACGCACTTGATTAAGTCCTCCTTCATCGCCTTGGCTTCCTCGTCCGTCGGGGCGAATTCCTTCAATGAAGAAGTGACTGTGCCGTCCTCTTGAAGTCGTATCATTGACCTTTCTATGTAGTAGTGTCCTCTGAAGGTCTTGATCATTGCTCGCCGGAAGTTCAAAACTTCAGCATTGACACGAGCAAAATAATCCAACACTGACTTTGGATGAACGGACTTCATTATTTTCCCCGACTGAAGTTTGTTTTGGAGCGCGAAAGACAAACTTTCCTCTTAAATCGCCAACAGAAAAGTGTTTTTATGGACTGACCCGATAAAAACAGTTTTCTTTCTATCCGGCGTGGGGCAGACTCCCTAAATCGCAAAGGAGATAGCCTTGAAATCTGACCTAACCGACGTCACCGTGCAGCTCGTCCATGAGACGGAGGCGGCCATTCTTGTAAGCGACGGCGACAACCAAGTTTGGCTGCCAAAGTCGCAGTGCGAATACCGCACCACCAGCCCTGGAATCATCGAGGTCACGCTCACCGAGCGCCTCGCGACCGAGAAGGGATTGGTGTGATGACGGACGTTGCACCCAGCTTCTTGGCCGACGCCGTCAAGGCAACGCCGCAAACCACGTCTGAGGACCGGCTCAAGGCGTTGCGGGCCGAAGTGGCCCGCATCCGCGACCTGCAGGCCGACAAAGGCGACCTTGAGGATAAGCTCAAGGAGGTCAACATCGCCATCAACAAGGCGCAGTTCACCACCCTGCCGGACCTGTTTGACGAACTCGGCATCAGTGTGATCGAGCTAGCGCCGGAAGGCAACCATCCGGGGGTGAAGGCGGAAGCCAAGCCCTACTACCGCGCCAACATCGCGGCCGACTGGCCGGAGGAAAAGCGCGCTGCCGCGTTCAAGGTTTTGGCCGACGAAGGCAGCGAAGACCTGATCAAGACCGAGGTCATCGTCCAGTTCCCGCGCGGGAAGCTTAAAGAGGCCAAGGAATTCGCTGCCACCGCCGAGGCCGTCGGCGCAGTCGCAATCGTTAAAGAGTCTGTTCACGCCCAAACGCTGCAAGCGTGGCTGAAGGAGCAGATCGAGAAACTCAAGAAGGTGCCTAACAAGACCACCCTTGAAGCCCTAGGCGCTGCCGTCGGCCGCGTCGTCAACCTGAAACCATTGAAGGAGACGTTCTAATGGCTGCCGCCAAAAAGGCCACGGGCCTGAAGGTCGTGGAACCTGAACAACTGCCCACCGCCGCCCTACCATCGTTCCTCGCCGCCCGCGCCAAGGAGGATGCCGGCAAGGGCGTCTCCCAGGCCGCCGACGACAATCTCGTCCCTCTGGCCTACATCCTCCAGGCCCAGTCTCCGCAGTGCAACAAGCGCGGCGCGGACTACGTTGAAGGCGCGGAAGCTGGCGCCATCTGGCTGCGCAACTCCGGCCTGCCGGCAATCAACGGCGAGGAGGGCTTCCTGTTCCAGCCCTGCCACTTCAGCAAGGACTGGGTGGAGTGGATACCCCGCTCCATGGGCGGTGGCTTCGCCGGTCGTCACGATGAGCGTCCGGCCGACGCGGTCGAAACCCAGGACCCGCAAAACCCGGACAAGATGCAGTGGATCCTGCCCAACGGTCACCAAGTCAAGGAAACTCGATACCACGTCGGCTACGCCATCATCGGCGACCAAGCGTTCCCCTACGTCATCCCGATGTCCGGCTCAGGCCACACGGCCTCCCGCGCCTGGATGTTTCTCATGGGGACCAAGACGATCGGCGGTGAACGCGCGCCG